ATGGCGCTTTGCGCCGCCCCTTACAAGGGCTTGATTATCAACCGAGAACTAAGGCATCTCGGTAACTTATAAAACGAGTGGGTCTGCGAAACCGCTACTCCGTCAATCAATACGGCACTCGTGCTGCGAGGATAATCTACTTAACAGACTTGGAAGGCGCAAAAACCAATTCCTGGATTCGCGCCTGCAACTTATCGACTTCATCCAAACGCTCCATATCATCCATTTCGGAAACATGGCGTGGTTGTGAAAAAGCCAAACTAATTAATGAGCCCATAGCCCTACTAATCTCTTCATTCGGCGCTCCGCTAACATCAACCCGAAGCACCGGGTCTTTATACATATAATCAACGAACATCTTAGCCTCAACCTTGAACTGCAGGATAGAACGCTTAGCATTAGCGGCTGCATTGTTCAACCTGCGAACACCAGGATAAGTGTGGCTTGGAACAGTGTTGATCACTCTTAAACTCTCATTAACGAGTGATTCCTGCTGCTTAACTAAGTCGAAAACCTGATCAGACTTGGAAGGCTCTGTAACGTTGGCGGACATAATGGTAGTCTCTAATTATAGATAGACACTTAAAACAATAATAAAAGAGAGAGATTGTGGAAATTATAATAAGGAAACTCAAAATCAAAATGACAACAAGATCGTTAGTTTGCGTTAGAATCATTATGCTACCAGGATTGTAAATCCGCTAAACTAACGTGACTAATCATCTCCGGTTCAACCATCGGAGAATACTTCTTTATCCTAATAAGGCGCCTCCGCAAAAAGGCCGCCTTGGAATAGGAACCGTAATAAGAGATGAGGGCGCGCACGTTCTCATCTAGCATCTCCGGATATACGTACCGCATCACTTGCGCACAATGGGCACGATCATCGTGCGTCGCAAAATAGGTCCGCATGACGTCACGGACCGATTGAGCATAGTCAACAATCAGATTAGGATCAAAACGTTTGGTATGAAGCTTTTTGACTAGTTTCAAAATATTCGGACACACACCATCAAAGGTGTACATATGTCCACAGAACTCGAAATGACCACGAGTGGTTGACTCCTTGACGCTATAACCCCGCTCTTTCAGCGTGTTGAACATCAAATCGTCGACTTCCCGCTCACCCAAGAAGCTACCGTCATCACCTCCAACCAAAAACATTTTCAATGACTTAACTCTATAGCGCGTAAAAGTCAAACCAAATTTCCATATGGTATTCCCGAGCCAAGTTTCCCAATCACCTGAATCTTTGCTATTCTGAACGTTCATAACCGCTAAACCGCGGGCAACAAACACGCGTTGCACAACTACGTTCAAAAGAAGGTCAAGATAAGCACCATCACCTCGTTTCAACGTGTCATCATCCGCGACGTGTGGTTCTATTGCCAGCCCAGTTTCGCGCAGAGCGTAAGAGAAAACCATCCTCAAAAATTCAGTCGTTGTTTCATCCTGCGAGGAATCAAACTCAGTCTCATCATCGTTGTAGACAGTGTCAAAGTCACTCGGGGTCAGACCGCGCTTCTTCATTTCGAGATGGACCTCACGAGGCTGCAACTCATTATAAAGAATGATCCTCCGGTCAATGGAGCGCTTCAATGCATGGAAGATTGCTCGCGTCAAAATCAGTGCATGGCAATTTTCTTGCTTGTCATGCGCTGCGATGCCCTGCCCCACCTTCTCGGTGTTCATATTTTCTGGTCCGACCCCCAACTTCACCTTAAACTGATTTTTGTGGAAGAAGTCGACTACGGTCTTGCCTGAAACATCGAAGCCTTTGAGGGATCTATCTGTTCCCTTACTCTGCATACTCTCACAGGTGTCAAAGGCCGCAGCTATCACGTCAAAAGTGTTCACAGCGCAACCACCCAAATAAGGCTGCACGCGCTTGAACATCACTCTGGCCAGCTTCTTGGCCCCGATAACATTTGTATGCTTGTTCCTGGCATAACGCCCTAGCATAGTCTTAAGCCGCATCACCATGTCCTTTGGATCATAGTGCTTAGCATACGTACGCGTCGGCAGCGTGTGCACATCAGATTCCTGTTGGTACGAAGCCAAAATGGCATTCAGATTAAGCTTCAAATTCGCGGGAGCAGTCTTTGCCAATTCGGTGAGAACAGGCTCAGCGTAAGGCTTCTCAACGCCCATTCCGTCAATGGATAAAATTTCATCGACAGCAACCATATCGGTGAACGGATTCTCAAGACACATACTCACATCATCAGCGACCTTCACTTCAACATCACGCATATGCGGCACCATTGGGACGATCGCGACAGACTGAATTTCATGACTAGCTGAAGCAATATTAAACTCAGCAATTTGCTCTTTAGCTCCGGGTGCCAAATATACAATCGTAGGCCCTCTTGATCGCGTCAATGCCACGCGCAAATAATTCGCCTTCGCGGTTATCGGTCCAGGGCTGATCCAAACTTCAGTTGAATCATAATCATTGCCCTGAGATTCATGCGTGGTAATCAATCCGTTGCAGCGATTCTTATCACTCTGATAGAGTCCAATGCATGTCGCTTGAGCGTCCATTTTGTTGGCATCCTCAATGACTCTAAATGTGTCGGGCCCCTTGACCGCCGTCATACGCATATCACCATTGTAACCGAACTCACGATTCATCAAATCTACAACATTCGAAGGGTTGCGATAATTGATGTTGAGATGCTTAACAACGCCGAGCTGCACTTTCGCCATAAAATCATGCAGCCCAGCCTTGGTTAGGGGTTGAAGACTGCTGAAGTCGACGAATTCAATCTGCAAAAAATCACCCACTAAATAGTAATCACACTTGGGATGCAGAGTTGAAAACGCAGCGAGAACGCCAGGGCCTTGCAAAAAGGCTTCATCAATGTACACACGCTCCGGGCGCACAATGCTGACAACAGACATGCTCCGGTGCACGGTATCAATACACGAAGCCAACCCAGGATGCTTTTGACGTTGCTCTTTGCAATTCTCATTGGTGGCAACAACCCACATACATTTGCCAACGCCAAAATCGCGCACACTCTCAGCGACATAAGTTGATTTGCCGCATCCAGGGCCACCCCAAATAACTCTCACGCAGCGAGGGGTTGCAAACTCACAGCTCTCAAGTTGTTCGCGCACATTGAGCAAAAGTTCACGCAACGCGGGCTTGCCCTGTGATTCATATTCACCTTGCTCAAGCGCTGCCATGTATTCCCGCAAGTGCACTTGCTGAACCAGATCATCCGGGCAACGGCCAATTGTGCCTGAAATAGATGGCAACTTAGTCTCTTGTAGAGCGATCTGAGTTGATGGTTCTTCAATTGATTTCAAAACCGGCTCACTCCTCAAAGCAGCCAATCTGCGTTCAATCTCAGCAGTGGCGTTGTCAACGGCGGGCACTTCAAGTTGCTTAAGCACATCCAAAATGTCATCCGACGGAGCCTGACATGGCGCTTGAACCATGATCTCATTAATCAACCTGCCTGGTATTCCAACGGCATATGTTAGACAGCTCTTTACCATATTAATCGGGGCGTTCAAAATGCGTAAAGCAATGTTATTCGCCCCGAGGCTTACACGACTAACACTGACGCGATTCTCATTCACTTTCCAGTCATCAAAATGCAACTGGAAGATCTTCCCAAAGTGCTTAACATAATACACTGAAAAGCTCCCCATGTCGTACCCGGCTATACTAGCAACCCTTTGACAATTTTTGGAGCGAAGCAGCTGCACAAACGTCTCGGCCGAATACAGACATAATAGGCTAAATTCCAGCTTGCTCAAAACGCGATAGTCACCTTCAACTGAAATTGAACCCATAAGCAGACTAAAAACAATTCTTGCAATCAGGGTCACAATTCCACTGGAGGAACCCATTATAACGTTCAACAACATCATGGGTCCGGGCATACCGCTGAACAAGTTGTAAATGCACAGTGCTGGAATTACGATGTTCACAACAAAGCGTATGAGCGCCCTACGGAGAAAAGCTCCCGCCGAACCAAAAATAAAATTGTACGTAGCGCTTTTATGTATCTCATACTGAGCCTCAGCCAGAGGAACGTATTGTTCATTGCGACGCAAGTCCACTTCAATGCTGAAGACCAGACTATGCAACATATCGTTCAATTCATCAGCTTTAAAATTCGTTGGCTCAAATAGGCGCTGTCCGGCAATCACAAAGTTATTCTTGGTCGCACGATAATAATTGACAACATCCTTGAACGTTAATCCTGGATTACTCATTATGTACGTCATCATTGATTGGTGGATAAACTTTGGAATGTTATATACACGGGTCATTCCAGTTGTCGCGTAGTACTGCAACGACTTCACTCCAATCGTCGCAGTCGTGTCATGCACAACTAACTCATCAATCTTCCGATTAGTGACGAGTAAATCCATAATCACAAGGGGTCCACATGTCCTTTCGACCTGGATAAAGAGGTTGCTACCATCGTCAAGCCGTTGCGGCTTGCAATACAACCACTCAATTAAAGTTACCCAACTGTGGCGATATGCCACTTGGTTC